ATTTGGAGGAGTTGTTATAATAACCTGTCATAATTTTGGACGGCGTAGTCGTTAGCCTAGACGTGCTTTACATCGGCACCGTACTTCACGCAGATAGCGTTTTAGCTAGGAAACTCAAGCTTAAATTTTGGAATGCCAAAAAGTACCAAAGCATCGTAAATTTCCCAAAGCGTATGGATTTATGGGAGAGATGGAGCGAGCTTTACAAAAACGTCTCAAAAGAGGCTAGCGAAACGTTTTATCTAAAAAACAAAGCCCTTATGGATGAGGGTTCTCGGGTGCTTTGGGAGGATGCGCTACCGATTTTAAAACTCATGCAAAAGCGCGCCGAGAACCTAAAATCATTCAACAAAGAGCAGCAAAACGATCCGCGTAGCGAGACTCAAATTTTCACCAAAGAGAGTATGCATTTTTACCGCGAGCTTCCGAGGTGCGATTACTTCGTGATGTATATCGACCCTGCAGGCGAAAAGAAAAAGAGCGATTATACGGCCATAACGGTGCTAGGAGTAAGCAAGGCAGAAGCCAAGATCTACGTAGCAGAAAGCATGGTAGAGGTCATGAAGACTAAAAAGACCATCAAAGAGATCATCAGGCTTAATCAGCTCTATAAATGCCGCGTTTGCGCGATAGAGAGCAACGGCGGACAGGAGTTTTTTAGGGGCTGGATAAGAGAAAAGGCCTTTGAGATAGGCATTAAACTACCTTTAAAAGGCGTGAATAATACCGCAAGCAAAGGGCAAAGAATAGAGGAGCTTGAAGTGCCTATAGAAGACGGCGAAATACTCTTTCATCAAAGCCAAAGCCTACTTATCGAGCAGCTTACGGAGTATCCCGAAGCCAAGCACGACGACGCGCCCGACAGCTTGGCGGGCGCATACGACCTAACGAAACTAAAAAAGAAAGTAAAAAGGCGCACTAGATGAACAAGAAAAGACTGAATTTCAAATACATAAAACCGAACAAAAACGATAGAATTCAGACGCCTATCGTAAAGCGCAAGAGCGCCGTTATTGCCCAAAACGGTATCCTGATAGATCTTCTTATGAATACGGGAGTTTCAAGCGTCGGCGACGACGATATGGATATGATACTAGCCGATCTTACCGTTACGCAGTGCGACGTGAGCCGCAAGTCTGTGACCGAGAAAAAAGAGATCCAAATCGTTTGCGACGATGAAAAAATTAAGGACGAGTTTAAAAAGATTTTTAACCCCGACGTCGTCAGCCAAATTTTAGAGACCTATCTTTACGGGCTAAACGTATTCGAGGTTAACTACAAAGAAAAAGAAGGGCTTGTATACCCAAGACTCGTGCAGCGCGATTTTAGGCAGTTTAAATTTAACGACGCGGGCGAGTTCGTGTTTAGCGCCGGCGGAAGCGAACAGAGTATTCCGCCTTTAAAAGTTATATATGCATTAAACAGGGCGAATTTTAGAAAAGTATACGGAGACGGGCTACTTAAAAAGCTGTATTTCCCAGTCAAAATGAAAAACGCCAGCTTGAAGTTTTGGTTTAGGTTTTTAGAAAAATTCGGATCGCCCTGGGCGATAGCAAAAACTAGCTACGAGCCCGACGAAATGGCTGCGGAAGTGCAAGCTATGCTTAGCGGCGATAGCGCGGTCATAGATACGGACGAGGAGATCACCCTCGTGCAGCCTACCTCAAACGTAGATTTTACGAGACTTCCCGCATACCTCGACAATCAAATCAGCAAGGCTATTTTAGGCGCAAATTTGACTAGCGACGTAAAAGAGGGAAGCTATGCCGCAGCGAAGACGCATAACGAGATTAGAGAGGATCTGGCCGCAAACGACGGCAAAATTTTAGTCTTCGTCATGAACAAGGCCATAAGCTTTTTTAAGGAGATAAACGGCTATAACGGCGAGTTTTACGCCAAACTATTTGACGAAGACGCTCCTAATACCGAGCGCGCCGCAAGAGACAAGACGCTATACGATATGGGCTTCACGCCTACGAAAAAATACATAACCTCTGCATATAATATCGAGCTGGACGATAACGAGCAAGCGCAAGAAAAAGACCGAAATTTAAAGGCAAATAAGCAAATATCGCTCAATGAGTACGTCGAGCCTGGCACGGCTCGGTGTGCTTTAGGTGGGTGCAGGGAGTTGAAAACTCCCGCTCGCAAAGACGGGCTTGGCTCGTCTGCGAAGTCGATAGATAGATTTGATAAAGCCACAGACGAGATGGATATAGAAGACGGCGAGATAGAAGCGGTCTTAAACAAACTAATAGCAAGTAGCGAGACTTATGAAGAGGCTTTCGATAAGCTTTACGAGCTTTACGATCTACCCTTTGAGAAGCTTGAACCCTTGATGTTTAAAGCCGTAGCCAATGCCCAGATGTTGGGATATCTAGATGAAATTTAGTTTTTTCGAGGAGCCTACGGCGGTTTATGAATATTTAAAGAGCAAAAAGCCGGAGATCCATTTCGATTACGACGAGATCATGCATGATGCGCATAAAAAGGCTTTTACCGTCGCAAAGATGATGAATTTGGATCTTCTTAAAGATATGCAGGCTTCGCTCACCAAGGCTTTTAAAGAGGGTGTCGGGTTTGGCGAGTGGAAAAAGAGCGTAAAGCCTATGCTTGCAAAGAAAGGCTGGCTAGGAAATATCAAGGTAAAAGACCCAAAGACCGGCGAAGAAAAAGAAATTTACGTAGGTAATAGGCGGTTAAGGACTATATTTAATACCAACATGAGAACGTCTTACGCCAAGGCTAGGTATGAAAGCCAGATGCAAAGCCTAGGCGAATACTTCCGCTATACCGCCGTGCTAGACGGCAGGACCAGAGAAGCCCACAGGAAGCTTCACGGCAAGACCCTGCCCAAGACGGATAAATTTTGGGATACCAATTATCCGCCAAACGGCTGGGGGTGCAGGTGCAAGGTGCAGGTACTTACAGAGGCCGAATGCGTAGCTAGAGGTATCGTACCGCTTGCTGACGGCTCTTTTTTGTCCCAGGCTGCAGAAAAAGACTTCAAATACAATCCGGGCAAAGTCGATAAAACGGATGAAACTTTAAAAGACAAGCAAGATAAGGTTTTAGATGCCGTTACGTCAAGTCTTGCAAAGAAAAATTTAAAACAATCCCTAGATAGCTTCGAGCATGAGCGAGACGTTTACGTTTGGCAAAAAAGTTTAGACGACGCAGTAGACGAGCTTTTGGTAAAGAAGAATTTAAAAGCTCCGATAGTCGCCTTTGCACTCGGAAAACTAGGTAAAGACGTTATAAAAAAGAGCGAAAAACTGCTAGGCGTCAAAATAGAGACCGAGTATATAGCAGGGGACAAACACGGCATACTCCACATCAGACCTGAGCGCAAAGGGCAATATGGACAAGATCTACGAATAGACGAAATAAAAAAGATAGTAAAAATTTTAGCCGACGATAAAACTCCCGTAAGCGTAGATACCGTGAATAAAAACATCGTATTTTGGTTTGAGGATGAAAAAGATGCGAGCAAGATAAACAAGATCGTCATAGACCTAAACTACAAACTGAAGAAATTCGGGCTTACCAATTATATGGCGACGGCAAGCAAAGTAGATAAGACGAATGAGAAAGAAGCGCAATTTATTAAAATCAGATGACGGCGGGAGTTGCACCCGCAATACAGGTCCGATCTCGCGGAGAGCACCTATCGACTACTACATTGCGATCATCAATCATCTGATTAGCACTAATTATACCACTTTCAAGGAATAAAGGCAAATGATAGAAGTTAAAGGCTTAGAAGAGCTGCAAACTAAGCTAAAATCTCTGCAAAATATCGACAAAAAAACCAAGCCGCTAATGCAAACGCTAGGCAATATATTACAAAACGAAATAGAAGCTAGTTTTGAAAACGAGAGCAGTCCGTTCGGGAAAAAATGAAAGCCGCTATCCTCGGTTACGGTTTTAGCGTATTACGGGGGAGGCGGTATAAAAAACCTTAAAAAAGGCAACCAAGCCTCGTTTATAAAAAACGGGAAGCGCCAAAGCAAACAGTTTTTAAAGAAATTCGGCGCGGGCGGTAGCAAAAGGATATTAAGGCAAACGGGAGCCCTGGCGGATAAATGGATAACAAAAGCTAGCAACCAAAGCGCGAGCGTATCTAATAACGCTAGCGCCGGCGGCTTTCCTTATGGACTCACTCATCAATTCGGAACCAAAAACGCATTCGGAAAAGGCATATCTATACCGGCTCGTCCGTTTTTGCCGGTAGATAAAAATAGAAATTTACCAAAAGATCTAGAAGATGTGATAAAAAATGAGATGACAAAATTTATAAAAGATTTTTAGTTACAACTATCAAAGCCCCATTTTTAGGGGCTTTTTGACTATAGTTGTATAATTGTAAAAATTAAAGCTCTAGTTCG